TGCGTGTCTCGGAACAAACCGGAATGCCCAGCCCCACGGAGCGCGACCAGTGGGGCGCCGTCAAACTTTTATAGAGCGTCAGGGAATGCGGCGGTCGTTGTGGACTGGTCATTTCATACCCCTGCCTTCGTAACCGCATAAAACGGAGGTCGCTCTATGTATTTTGAAACCGAAGAACACCGCAAGGTCGAGGAGCGCATGCTGCAAGAGGTCGCCGACAAATACGGCTACACGATTGAGCGCTGCAGCAAGGCGTATCCGGTGGATGCCGTCTTCATGCGCAACGGTGTGGCCAAGCGCCTTGTCGAAGCGCGCCGACGCTACAACTCGAAGAACGCATATCCGACGCTTTGGTGGAGTCTTCAGAAATACGTTAATCTTGCGCAATACAGCCAGATCCTGCCGACCACGCTTATTGTCGAGTGGACCGAAGGCATCTACGCGCTCGATATCACTCGCAAGGCGTATCCTGTCGTCTACATGCGGCGACCTAGCGGCCGTTGCGCCGCGGACAACGAGCCGTGTGTAGACATACCGGTCTCGGACTTTAAGGCGGTCATCGAGCGACAATGATTAGCTGGTCACCATATCCCATGCGCGCCGAAGTCAACGGCGTCGGCACTGCGTGGCTGCTTTACGTCCAGCCGCAGGGCGGCATGGCGAACGACATCTGGACGTTTGTGCCGGAGTCCACCGGCCAACCGCTGCACGTCCGCACCGACCAGTTTCATTTTTCAGAGAATCCAACTTTGGACATCAGCAATTTGGGCGCTGACTCGGCATAAGCAAACAACGGCTCTGGGGAGGGCCGAGCGCTAACCAGTCAGCGCCCATTACATTTTAGAGGGGTGAGCGCAGTGGAGTCTGCGCAGAGGGAGTGAACGAACAAAAACAACGGTTTCAGCCGTCTGAGCATCCGATTATGAAGATCGACACCGATCTTCTGAGCAAACTCGGACCAGAGGACGGCTGGACATACTTAAAAACCCGCGAGGAATTGATAGCCCGCGAGAAGGCCGACCCATTCCGCTACGGCTACGAGCCGCCGATATGGAAAAAGGCCAGCGAACTCCTCGAAAAACATAGAGAGCTGCTTGTCCTTGGCGGAAACCGCAGCGGAAAGACGGAGTGGGCGGCGAAGGAGATCATCAAAACGATGTATAACAAGGCCGGAGCGGTCGTCTGGTGCTTTGCCGAGACATCCGCGACCAGTATCGAGTCGCAGCAGCCGCGTCTGTGGAAATTTATGCCGCCGGAGTGGCGCAATGCGCGGAAAAGTCAGATCACGAACGTAAGTTTTACGATTAAAAACGGATTCAGTGAGGCCAAGTTCGTCGCCCCGAACTCGTCGGTCTGCATTTTTAAAAATTACGCACAAGATTTGAGTGTCATAGAAGGCGCCGAGCTGGATATGGCATGGTGTGACGAATTGGTGGGTCTGTCGCTGATTGAGACGTTACGATTCCGTCTGTTGGACCGCAACGGCAAGCTCGCCGTGACATTTACTCCGGTCCAAGGCTACAGCCCGACAGTCGCATCATACTTAAACGGCGCAAGGGCGATCGAAGAGGAGGACGCCGAGCTGCTTCCGCTGCACAAAGAGGAGAACGGCCAGAAAATTGTCACCGGCTACGAAAAGGTTCCGGTCCTGCAGATGTCTACGCGCAACCGGCCGATATTGTATTTCCACACAAAGGCCAATCCATGGGCCGGATGGTCGCGCATGCGCAGGGAGCTGCAGAACGAGACCAAGGAAAAGATTTTATGCCGCGCGTATGGCGTTCCGACCAAGGCCATCGCCGGTCGGTTCCCGCTATTTGACGAGCGCGTGCATGTCATCCGGCATACGGACGTTCCGAAGGGCACCAAGTATCATTGGGTCGATCCGGCCAGCGGAAGGAACTGGTTCATGCTCTGGACGGTTCACGACGACGCCGGTCGCGTGATCGTCTACCGCGAATGGCCAAGTCAGGACGAATACATCCCATCGATTGGCTATGCTGGCGAGTGGGCGCTGCCTGATGGCAGTAAGCTCGACGGCAAGGCAGGACCGGCGCAACAGGACTTCGGCTTTGGCCTGCAGCGCTACATCGAGGAGATCAAGCGCCTCGAAGAAGGTGAGAACATTTACGAGCGCTACATGGACTCGCGCTTTGGAAACTCGAAGACGCTGGGACGCGAGACTCCCATGACGCTGATCGATGAGATGGCCGATCTTGGCATGGATTTTCTCGGCGCACCGGCCGACTCGATTGACGAAGGCGTTGCCATGGTCAACTCGCTATTGCACTACAACAGCGAGCAACCGGTCAATGCGCTCAACCAGCCGAAGCTCTACATTTCAGAGCGCTGCAAGAACACGATCTACGCGCTTTCGACGTATACAGGCAAAGACGGAAAGACCGGCGCGACAAAAGACCCTGTTGACTGCTTGAAATTCGTTGCGCTTTCCGGCGCGAGCAACGTCGAGGGCGACATACTTATGGCTCGCGGAGGAGGAGCTTACTGATGACCAAAGCGCCGCCATCTCCTCCAAACAGGCTGCGTCCGCGTAGGCGCAAGGATGACGCGCCGAGATGCGGTGTCTGTGCCAAGCTGCTTCGTATGGCCGACGTGCATGGCGTCGATAATCAGCTCGGACCCATCTGCCACGAATGCGGCCCTCACGTCGTCGCCGCCAACAACGTCATGTATCCCTTCTGGATATAACCATTCGCCATTCACAAACCCCGAACTCAAACAACTTACACTCATGGCGGTGCGGCGTGGAGCAGGACACGCAGCCAGACAGTGGTCTGACACAAAATAACAGCAAAATATGTGTCACAGCGGGTGCAAATCCCGCCACCGCCGCCAATACCTTATGTTCACAAAAACCAAAACCATACCGGTGGACCGCTATGCCGTGTCCGACAACTACGACCCGAAGGGCGCTCTCGCCTTCAGCCGCGCACAGGCGCCCAATGCCTACTTGGCCGTGATGACAGAGCTGCAGGACCGCATCGCCGACGCCGTCACGCTGTGCAGCACGATGGCCACCGCGAAGGAAGCCGGATACTTGGCGCACGCCGCCGGTCAGCTCTGCGCGCTGCAGGAACTGTGGGACGCGCTCGAAGCGCGCCGCGCGGAGTCGCATCGAGTCGAGTAATGTCACAAAAAGTGCATACAGTTTGTAACAAGTGATGCGTTTACTATCCAAGCTGAGTAAAAATACTACTGGACATCTGTTCAGTATTACCGAATACTAGATGTATCAACGTGGAGTCGCGCCCTCATGGCGCACAGGTGTTGATCGGACTGAGCGACGAACGCTCTGGCACCATCTTGGGAGGTTTAGACCATGGCGGAAGGGAAAGTGGCGTCGAACGACGCTGATGTAGATGTAGTTTCACTAGCTATTCAGGAGCTGTCTGGCGGCATGCCGGAGCAGAAACTGGAAGAAGTGAAGTCGGCTGACGAAGCCGAAGATCTTTTACAAGACGAGACAACCGAAGAGGAAACCGAGGAGAACACCGAGGAAACCTCCGAGGAGGACAGCACAGAAGAGTCTGGCGACTCGGATGATTCCGAGGACAGCGAAGACGAGGCAGGCGAAGCGCCATCACCGGACAATGTCCAGAAGCGCATCAATAAACTGACGGCGCAAAAGAAGGCCGCAGCCGAAGAAGCCGCCACCGTCAAATCGCAATACGAAGAAGCGCAAAAGCGCCTCGCCGAGCTGGAATCGCAGGTCAATGAGGCTTCGCGCCCGATCCTGCAGCCTAGCGCGGAGAACCCGCTCGCCGATGTCGATACCGCTGAAGCGCTCGATGCGAAAATCAAGAGCGCTCAGGAAGTCCGCCGCTGGGCATTAAAACACAGCGACGGTGCCAGCGTTAAGCGTCCAGACGGAACCGAGACCTATCTCGATTCCGATGCGGTCAAAGAGTATTTGATCCGCGCGGACGATATCCTCGTAACACATGCTCCCGCTCGGCGCGAATGGCTTGCCCAAAGGCAGCCCGCCGTTCAAGCCGCGCAGAATCTGTTTCCTGACATCTTCAAAAAAGGCAGCGCGCTCAATCAGGCGTACCAAGCGACAGTCAAGCAGGCGCCGGAGTTATTGAAACTCCCGCAGCACGAATACTGGGTCGGCTTGGCGCTCTACGGAGAGCAGCAGCTCATGGCGAAGCAGGCAGCGTCTAACGCTAAAGCCGCCGCGTCGAAGAAAGTCTCGTCTAATAAGATCGCAAAGACACCTACCCCAGCGAATCCGATTAGCGCACCGAAAACTTCTACCAAAGGCGCCGTTTCTAAAGCGGCAAAGGACAGAGTTATGAGCGGCAGGATCGATGATCTTGCAGATTACGTCTCGGAAGCTCTGTTTAGTTAACAAACCTCACACTAGAAAGAAAAACTTACTATGGCAGCTCCCGCGGGACAATTGTTCCCATCAGTTGGAAATAGGGAGGACATCCTTGATGTTCTTACCTACGTCGATAACAAAAACACACCCATCTCTTCGAGCATTGCTCGCGTAGGTGCGGACATCACTAATCCTTCGGTTTACAGCTATTTGGCCGATTCTTACAGCGCTCCGTCTACTGACGGCGTTGTTGATTCCTCCGATGTGACCGACTTCTCGGACGCAGCCGCAAACCGCGTTCTTCTCAGCGCTCGCGCTCAGAAAATTCGCCGCACTGCCCGCGTGTCGGACTTCCAAGCGAACCTCGCTGACGTTGCCGCCATCGGCCGTCGCAAAGAATTTTCCAAGGCCATCGCCAAGACAATCTTGGAAGTCAAACGTGACGTCGAAGCGACCATCAGCTCGGACAACGAATCCGTCGAAGGCTCCGGCAGCGTGGCTTATAAAACTCGCGGCTTGGGCAAGTGGATCGCAACGGCCGGTTCTCAAACCGACCTTCCGGTTCCGACCTCGCAGGCGACTCCTTCTGCCAGCATCAACTCGACCGCGACCGCGTCGCTCACCGAAAGCGCCCTGCAGAACGTCTTGCAGAGCATCTATGAGCAGACCGGTTCGCAGGACCGCTTGGTCTTGGTCGCTGGCCCTTCCCTGAAGAAAGCCATCACCAACTTCACGCGCTTCACGGTCAACTCGACCAGCAACGTGTTCAACCTCCGTCAGACGGCGCAAGCCGCCAGCTCGGATCGTCTCGTCTCGAATATCTCGTTCTACGAAGGAGATTTTTCGACTTTGGAAATCGTCAGCAGCCTATTTTTGGCTGCCAACGCTTCCACCGACGCCGAGAAGTATGCTCGCGGTTACATCATGTCGCCTGAGAGCGTCATGCTTCGCTACGGCCGCAAGCCGCGCTTCCAAGAGCTGCAAGACAGCGGTGGTGGACCGCGCGGACTCGTGGATTGCATCGTGTCGCTCGCAGTTATGTCGCCCAAAAATATGGGCAAGTTCTCCGCGACTTCCTAATCGAACAACTAACTAGAAAGATCGTACTATTATGGAAATCTTCGAACTCCCCGCTGAGACCAAAGCCGCAACCGGCTTCACGCACAAGGCCATCGTCACGCACGCTGACCTCACCCTGACCACGGCTGACGCCGACCAGACCATCGCGCTCTTGAGCGTGGCCGCTGGCGACGTCGTCGAGAAGGCCGCCTACAAACTCGTCACCGCGTTCTCCGATGCTTCGGATGGCGCGTTCAACGACACCAAAGTGCAGGTCGGTGACGGCACCGACACCGATGAATACATCGCTGCCACGCAGGTCAACGTCAATGGCACCGAGGTGCTCTACGCCGCCAACGTCAACACCGTTCCCTTCGCCTACACGGCGGCCGACACGGTTGACCTCTTGGTCGAGAGCATGACCGCCAAGTCCCTGAGTGATCTTGATGCTGGAGAAATCCACATCTATCTCGCCGTGACGAAGCTGTCCTCGCTCTAAGCGTCTTAACACACTGCCGTCCGCACTGCGTATGCGGGTCGGACGGCAGAAGTTAGGATGTCAGATCAAATATTCTCCGATCTGGTCGGAGACATGGATGACGAGCT